GTCGTGTAATAACCCACAAACCATCTTATGAAGAAGCGGGGACAGTCTATTTTCTACATTATCTATTTCTTCCACAATTGATCCTCCGCGTGTTATAGAAAATCCCAAAATGGTATCATTACTTCCACAATCTGGACACTTCGGACACTGTGCAGACTGTGGGCGCTCTGGGCGCCGTGGTCCCTCCTTGGGTTTTGGGCACTCCTTGGGTTTTGGACACTCTGGGCACTCCTTGGGTTTTGGGCACTCCTTGGGTTTTGGGCACTCCTTGGGTTCTGTTTTCTCACCGTTCCTTAAAAACGAAAAATATATAATGACCGCTATAATAATTCCTACAACTAAACCACCGGCGGCAGCACCTACTACAATCATTATATTATACAAATATAAAAAAAATATCATACTCATATGTATGTATCTGAAATGGACTTCGATATGTTACAAGTGTGAGGCACCACTGGAACCACGTGTGGTGCCATGTGGTTCCGTGAATAAATCTTTCGTCCGAGAGTATATTAGGATTCGCCCGATTTTTTTAGATAACAATTCGTTATTTTACACATTCGTAGGTTTAAATCTCAAGAAAGTGTGTTACTCTTGTTTTAAAAATAAAGTAAAAATAGAACCTAAGTTGTTACAATACCGCGAGATAGGGTACATAAGAAACTTTGCTCCTCGAAGCAAATCAAAAACACAAACGGAAATCGTTCAGTGGTTCGAAGGTCTCTTAAGGAGAGCGCGCGTAAACGGGTTAAGATGACCGAGAGTATCCAAAAGCTCACACACGTGGAACATATTCTCAAGCGCCCTGATTCCTATGTTGGTCCCGTATCGAGGGTCTATGAACCCTACTGGACCCGTGTGGAGGATCGGTTCGAGAAGAAGATGCTCGCGTACTCCCCCGCCCTCTTAAAGATTTTCGATGAGATTCTCGTGAATGCCATCGACAGAAACTCTTTGTACCCCAAGAACACCACCGCCATCTCCGTGACGATCGACCGTGAGACTGGCGTCATATCTGTCGAGAATAACGGACCCCTCGGTGGGATCGCCGTAAAGATGCACGAGAAGGAGGGGATCTGGAATCCCGAACTCACCTTTGGCCACCTCCTGACCAGCACCAACTACGATGATAATCAAAAGAGGGTCGTCGGTGGTCGCAATGGCTACGGAGCCAAACTGGCCAACGTGTATTCCACAAAGTTTACCGTGACCATCAAGGATGGTGAAAACAAGAAGAAATATGTCCAGTCGTGGACCAAAAACATGCGCGTGTGCGACCCCCCTAAGATTACGTCTCACTCCGCAGCCACTTCTTCCGTCTGTATTTCCTTCATCCCCGAATGGTACCTGTTTGGTATGTCTGGAATCGATGATGATATTTACAGGATTTTTGAAAAGCGCGTCTACGACGCGAACGTGTGTACGTCTCCCAATTGTAAGGTGAAGTTTCAGGGTGAGGTGCTTCCCAAGTGTCCCCTGAGTACCTACGCCAAGATGTATACCAAGAGTGAAGAGATTGTCACAGCCTCTAGTGAAAACTGGACCGTCTGTGTCGCACCCAGTGATGATGGGTTTGAACAGGTGTCGTTTGTCAACGGCATCTGCACTACCAAGGGTGGTACCCACGTGGATCATGTGGTGAATATCATATCGACTGGTATCATCGATGAGATGAAGAAGAAGATTCAGCTTCGACCCCACCAGGTGAAGAATGCCTTTACGGTGTTTGTCAAGGCGACCCTGGTCAACCCTAGTTTTGGCAGTCAGGTGAAGTCCGAGTGTACCCTGAAACCCCAAGAGTTCGGAAGCAAGTTTGAACTACCCAAGACGTTCGTGAAGAGTATTCTCAAGACGAGCATCCAGTCTGAACTCTTGGCCCTGTCCAAGTTTAAGGAACTCAAGGAACTCAAAAAGTCTGACGGAAACCGGAGGTCTAAGATTACGGGTATACCCAAGTTGGACGACGCCAATAAGGCGGGTACCGCGGACTCTAGCAAGTGTACGCTGATCATCACAGAGGGGGACTCTGCGAAGACCCTGGCTGTCGCGGGGCTATCCATCGTTGGCAGGGATCACTACGGAGTTTTTCCCCTGCGAGGTAAGTGTAAGAATGTTCGAGACGCCTCTGTCAAACAACTCATGGATAACAAAGAGTTTAACGATCTCAAAAAGATTTTGGGACTCCAACAGGACAAGGTGTACACGTCCCTGTCTGAACTTCGATACGGTCGTCTCATGATCATGACGGATGCTGATGCGGATGGTAGTCACATCAAGGGACTCATCCTCAACATGATTCACTTCTTCTGGCCCAGCCTGTTGGACCTTGGGTTCGTGGTGAGCATGGTGACGCCCATCATCAAGGCGACCAAGGGTGGTACCGTGAAGTCCTTCTACACCGATTCGACATTCAGAGATTGGTACGGGGAGGGAAAACCCGGTTGGAAGATTAAGTACTACAAGGGTCTGGGTACCTCCACGTCAGCAGAGGCTCGTGAATACTTCAAGATGATCGGGGACCTCACGGTACGCTTCGATCCAGATGTGACCACCACGGAGTCTGTGGTTCTGGCGTTCGACAAGACGAAGGCGGATGATCGAAAGAGGTGGCTTTTGGATTCCACGGGGAAGAAACCATCGGAACTCGAGGTGGCCTATGGGTCTATCGGTAAGTTGGGTATCACGGACTTTGTGCACAAGGATCTGGTCAACTTCAGTCTGGCGGACCTCAAGAGGTCTATCGCCCATGTATGCGACGGCCTCAAGCCTTCCCAGCGCAAGGTGCTCTACGCGTGCTTCGCCAGGAACCTGACATCTGAGATGAAGGTGGCGCAGCTGGCAGCCTATGTGTCTGAGAAGACGTCTTATCACCACGGTGAAGTGTCTCTGGCTGATACGATCGTAAAGCTCGCCCAGAGTTTCGTGGGTTCCAACAATATTCATCTTTTGGAACCGTGTGGTCAGTTTGGGTCTCGCATCATGGGTGGTAAGGATGCGAGTCAGCCCAGGTACATTTTCACAAAGTTGACGAAACAAGCGAGGCAGCTGTACGACCAGAGGGACGACGCGGTACTCGTGTACCTCGACGACGATGGGAAGAGCATAGAGCCTGATCACTTTGTACCCGTCATACCAACTGTACTCGTCAATGGAACGGAGGGTATCGGAACTGGTTTCAGCTGCTACGTACCCCCGTTTAACCCCAAGGATATCCGCGACAACATTGATCACTTGCTCAACAATGAGGACCTCGTACCCATGAAACCCTGGTTTAGGGGTTTCAATGGTCGCATCTTTTCAGGATCATCGGGCGCGCCGTGGGTGGCTGAGGGTATCTGGTCATTCAAGGGAAAAACACTCAAGGTGACCGAACTCCCACCCGGACGATGGACTCAGGATTTCAAAGAGGATCTTGATACTCTCGTCGAAAAGAAGATTATTCAAAATTACACGAATAACAGTACGACTGATAAGGTTGATTTTGAAATCATCGGTTATGAGGGTAAGGATCCCGTGAAGGACTTCAAACTACAGAAGACGTTCCACATGACGAACATGCATCTCTTCCATCCTACCAAGGGTATCCACAAGTATGATTCACCAGAAGATATTCTTAGGGACTTTGTTGAGATCAGGTTGGATACATACAAGAAGAGGAAAGCGCATATGATTCAGGTGCTAGAACAAAAGATGAAGAGGAACACCAACATGGCCAAGTTTGTGGATATGGTCATCAACGAAAAGTTGATTGTTTTCAAGAAGAAAAAACAGGAATTGGAGTCTGAGATGGAACCACTCTTTGACAAACTCAACGACTCTTTCGACTATCTCTTGCACATCAAGACGTATCAGTACACTCAAGAGGCGGTGCTGGCACTCAATGAAGAGTCGAAACAATTGGAGGATGAATACAAAACGCTCATGGGAACATCAGTATCTGACATGTGGAAAATGGATTTAAAAATATGCATACAGTAAGATAATATGATTGTCACGGGACCAGACACTGCGGCTGTCCTTTCCCTGCATGCAATCGGACAACAGGATACGTATCTCACGGAGGATGATCCTAAATATTCACTCTTTACGTACGAAACAAAACAACATGCAAACTTTTCAAAGTTTCATAGAAATACACAGGTGTCAAACCCTAAAACAAACACCACGTGGCCTTTTGGGGAAACTGTAAAGGTTACAATGAATCCGAGAAACATGGGAGATTTGTTGAGTAACATGTATATACACATCGAGTTTCCAGCTTTTTCAGATGATGCCCCCGAAGACTCCGGAGATCTCGCTGATCAACTAGGTAGACATCTCATAGAATCCGTCACCATGCGGGTAGATGAATTAGTTGTTGAAAAATATCATGATGATTGGGGAATTATATATGACGAACTCTATCTAGACGCATCCGAAAAACGTACTAAGCGTTACACGTTAAATAGAAACCTCGCGGAGGATACCTCTTTACTAGTAGATAATAGGTTTTTAGTAGATAAAGATTCTGAACTGATGATACCAATACCTTTATTCTTTTCGAGGAAATATGAAGGTGATGA